TAAAGAGTTTAAATAATCTGCTAATTCTTTTTTAATTTGCTTTTTATCATCACCTTTTAAGGTAACAATTAAATCAATATCACCGAAATCCTCTTTATCTCCAGCGTTATAAGAACCAGAAATCTTAGCATTTTCAAAAGCTTTAAATTTCTTTAATACTTTATCAATGTATGAATCTACAGTATTTTGAACTGCTTGTCTTGTTACTCTATTTCCTCCTGCTGAACCTGACATTATTGTATGTATTGTTTTAGTTTTGAATCATCTGGTAAAAATTTACCTTTCAGGCCTAATCTTTCTTTATTTTTGATCCAGTATTGCTGTAAATCTTCTGGAATATCAGCTCTAGTAGAGTCTAATATCTTTAAGTATTTATCGTAAATGCCGTGTAAATCATCATCGGCTAAATTTTTCTTAAGATAGTCCATTAATTTGAAATAATCATCTAATGTATCCTGAGTTAAATTAATACCGTATAATTTATTAAGTAATTCTAATACTTCTTCTGGTGTTTTAGCTTGTAATTCTCTTGTTTCTCTATCTAGAACTCCTTGAGCATGTTTGAACATTTTACCTTTATGATCAAATAAAGCAACTAATAATTGAGTTCTATGTAGACCTTTAACGTTACCTTTATAAGTACTAGAGTGATAGCTAAACCTTAACCATTTAGGGTCACCTACGTTAATATCAATCTGAACAGTTTTATTAGTTTCATCACCGTGCTGGTCGTATTGAACAGCTTTGCAGAATAATGAACCTGCAGTTGATTGTTTTAAATCGGTTTGAATAAGATCAGTTTCTTGATTAATTCTATTACCAATAAATTCAATCATAGCTCTTAACTGTGATTGTTGTAAAGTAGCTGTTCTAGCTCTTTTCTGAATTTTATCTACTGCTGCACTGAATTCATATGGATCGATACTCCATCCAACTAAATCAGGCTTACCTCCAGGCATTATATTTTCTATATCATATGCTAGATCGATATCACCAGAAACTGGTTTTTTACCGGCTGATCCTAGTTTTTCAAATGTACCAAAAGAAGCACGTTTTTTAGGAAAGATTCTTGAAAGCTCTCCTGCAAACATATTTAATGTAGGATCGATGTATTGTTTTTTAATCGGTGAAGTATCACCAAATACGTTTCCTCCTTCTATTAGTAATTCTTTTACTATATCGCCTAATTTAATCATAGATCTATCTTTATAATAAATAGTTAAATATTAATCTAATTTGATCGTTGTAGGTAAAGTCTCGGTATGAGGCTTCATATCGGGGTTTTCAAGTCTATATATTTCATATATTCTTTTGAACATCTCAAAGTTTTTCTCAATATGACCTACATCTTTTATCTGCCATCCTTTACCTTGCATTTTTTTACCTTGACCATCTGCCCCCCTGGTGTGAGCCTTTAACCAAATAATACCTGTTTGAGTAATATGTTCACTGTGAGTTTCATTCCATGCCTGAGCATAAGCTGCTAACTGCAAATCATAACTAGTGTGTAGATAGTTAGATGTTTTAATATCTAATAACCATAATTCACCATTTAATCTACAAATAATATCTCCTGTACCTGCATATTCGTGCTCATCAGAGAATAAATGATATTCAATAGCTACTGGTTCTGGTTTATGAGTATTCCAGAAATCAGCAAATCTTAATATCATTTTCCATGTTAAAAGGTTGTAAATAACATTGCCTCTTTCATCGATCCAATTTAACGTTTCACCGTTAATTAATCTTTCAGCAGCTTTATGTACCGCTGTACCTTCTGATGCTGCTTTATTAGCAATAATTTCAGCGTTATGACCTACATCTTTTAACCATCCGTAGAAAAATTGGTTCTTAGGAAAGTAATTTAATACTGATGTTACTGAAGGATAAAATTTATCATCTCTTCTGTAAAAACGAGTATCTAAGATATTAATCTGTTTAGAATTTTCGCTGTACTCTACTAATCTCTTTACTTTCGGATCTCTAATTATATTAGAATCTCTAAGTAACTCTAGTTCTTTATCCATAATTTAGTTCGATTTTTTTAGCATATAGTTGGCTAAAAGTTAGTTGGGTTGCTTTGTGTAGTAATTTAGTGAATTCTTCAAAACCGATATCTGATGGATCTTTACCCTGAAGTTCTACCAGATATACTTCTTTGCCTAGATTAATTAATTTTTCTGCGTGTTTTAAAGCGTCTTTTAATGCGTCGTTATCTAAGGCTATATAAATTGTCTTTACATTATTTTCTACTAATTTCATCATTAATGCCTGAGGAATAGTTTTACCAAATAATGGTACTGCATTTCTCTTAATTGCTAAGGCATCAAACATTCCTTCACATAATATGATGGGAATATTCCAATTAACAAAGTACTCTAATCCTATAATTTCATTTTTATTACATCTAGGAGTATTATATTTTCTAAAAGGGTCTTTTTCAAAGGATCTTGCAATAAAGTAATTAATCTTACCATTTTTATCATAAGAAGGTATGACTAACGAATTAGCATATCTTCCTGAATCGCAGTATCCAATATTATATTTTACGATATCATTACGGTTTATTCTTCTAGTCTTGGCATAATTAACTGCCTGCTTTAAAGTAATAGAATTTCCTGCCGGATTAATTAATGATTTAAATTCTTTAGGTAACTCTACTTTGAATTCTTCCCTAGTTTCCTCTTCTCTCCCGACGGGTAAATATTTTACATAAGATTGTAGTTCATTTATCTTATCTTTAGAGACATCCATTCTTTTCAATAGAGAGAACAGAGATTTACCCTTAGCATCACAAGTCCAGCAATGCCAAGTGTTTACACCTTTGGAATTAGTATTTAAATCAATTTCTAATTTAGGTTTATGATGATGGCAGAAAGGGCAATGAAAAGCATAATTAGATCTAGAGGTATGTTTCCCTTTATCTAGTACGCTTTCTACAAAGCCTAGTAAAACCATAGAGTTATTCATAGCTTAAATATAAGAATAAATCTTCAATATTCAAACTAAATTAGGTCCTTTCTGTAGAATTTACCTAAGATATTATCGTTGTATGAATCTACCTCTAAAACGTTATATTTCATCTGGTAGTTAATTTCGTAATATGTAAGTTGTTTTTTTGAATAGCAAAAATGTAATATATCTCTCATATATACATCCTCATCAAATTCTTTTATATCAGCTAAAAGTTCTTTAGATGAACCCATATAAACTTTCCAGTTACTTTCTTTAGTAACTAGCTTTTTAGTAGGTTTTCTACCTGGTCCAGTTTGTTCAGCTAATTCTTTTTTGGTAAGCTTTTTATTTGTATTTGAGTATAAAGATTTTTTACCTATATAAATTTTACCGGTTGTTCGATTTTTTATAAGATAAATAAAACCTATACAATTTTCAGGAAAATCCTCTAAGGATTCGATAAAGCGAGATTTATCTTTCTCACTTACATATAACCATTTTCTCATTAACTATCGTATTTTACTATAAATGTTACATCTGTATTTGAAGGCATTCTAAAAGGTTGGGCTAATTTACCAACCACTAATAATTCATCACTTGAATTGTATAAACCTACTGTTGTTACGTAAGGGTTAAAATCTGAACCAGTAATATATGGGTAATAATCTCCTTGAGATCCTGAAACTGCTGATGGGTTTTGCGTTAAATTAAATTCATTTTCACTAACTTGACATCTAACCTGAGTTTCGTATATAGTATTAGTAGATTTAAATGAAAGTGATGAAGATGTTATAGTACTAGGAACTGTGTATATTTGGTTTGTTAATACAAATATTCCATGTGAGTAAAAAATATTTCCTACTTTTGAATCACTACCTGACCCTGTTACGTATCCATCTAAAACATATCCGCTCAGCACATATAATGTAAAATACGGTAATACATCGTATAGGTTACCGTTGCCGTCATCTACTAAATAAAAAGAACCAGTCTTTTCAAAAACAAAATTACCTGGTTTAATTTGCTCTCCGTAAAGTGTTTGTGGTATTGATAGAGTATATATAGTAGATCCTGAATCTATAGGAAAGGATCTGTTTTCATATTCTAACGTTCCGGAAGCTGCAGTGGATTGAATGAAATTATCATAAAATGATCCACTTATATTATTTTTTTGAAATGAAGAGGTTAAGAATCCAGAATAATATAACTGTTTTATAGAATTATAATTTATTAGACTTTGGGATACTGGTGTTGTTTTTTCACTACTATAACTTCCAGTATATACTAATATATTATTATCACCAAATGAAGAACTTGGTATAGTATATTGTTTAAATACTTTAAATGGAGATACTGTAAGATCTGTACCTTTTAGTGATTTTATAGCAGAGCTCATATTTCACTTTTTACCAATTTAATTTAACTCTTATTAATGACTCTTTTGTAAAGTCTTTAGGTAGAGGTTTTGATAATTTAGCTACTGCTAATAAATCTTCATTATCATTATATAATCCTACTGTAGTTACATAAGTTTGCGGATTATTAATTAAGCTAGAGTATACTAATTCACCACTTCCACTTATCATAGATGGGTTAGTAGTATAATTAAAATCAGCATTTTTAACTCTAACGAAAATATAATTAGAAGATATAGTTTCTTCACTATTTAATTGGAATCCAGTATTACTACTTACTGATCCTGCTCTATTAATAGCATTATATAATTTAGTAAAGTTAGTTGTATTAGTGTTTACAGTTTTTGCTGTACCTAAATCTAAACCACCACTTACTGCAGTTAAATCTAACGCCCCTGGATTTAAAATTATCAAACCTACATCTGGTAAGAATAATCCGTAAGAGCCTGAAGCTGTATATCCTGCTTTGGATGAACCTGCAGGAGTTGCGCTAGAAGGAGTACCGTTACTTCCACTAACGATATCGTATACTCTACCGCAATCTAAAAATGTAGTAGTAGTAGTTGTAGCACTATTATTAGTTAATTGAATTTTATTAACACCGGTTGATCCACTAAGATATAAATTAAATGTAGATAAGAATAGTTTTTCTTTATATTTAGTTCTATTAATATTAATTACGTATATATCTTGAGAATTGCTATTTCCTGTACCAAAATTAAAATTTTTATTTTCATCTCCGTATACCAATGTTCTATATTGACCATAAACGGTTCTAGATGGAGATTGAGTACTAACTAAGGAGTTATAATAAACTGATCCATATCCATTAACATTACCATATGCTATAGAAAATTCAGGACCTGTTGCAACGCTTGCTGATGAATAAACATCAATGTAGAAAGTAGGAGAGTTAGATATTGTACTCTGGGTTGCAAAGGAGGTTAAAACGGTTGCATTATTACTCCATGCTGGTGCAGTAACTGAATCAGCACTAACTACGAAATCGGTTGGATCTATTGATACAAAGCTCATATTTTATGTTTTATTGTTGTTTTGTAATAGTTACTGGTATTGTTACTCTAGCTCCAGAGTCTCTACCTACTATAATTAAATTAGTTTGTAATTGAGTATTAGAGCCGAATAGTGTATTAACTGTAGTTGCAGTTAAGTTAATAGTAGCTCCAATTACTGTTTTACTTACATTTGTTCCTAGTGTAGTTGTAGAGTTAGCATTTGTAGCTTCTGCAGTATTGATTCCTGTACCTGTAAATGAAGCCATTAATCTAACATCACCAATAGTGGCAAGATATCCTGATTGCTCAAATGTAGAATTAGCTCCTAAATAATTAAGAGTTTGAGGAGTAATAGCTAGAGAAGCACCTTGTTTTAGAGTAATAGAAGAGTATCCTAAATCTAGAGTAGGAATCTTAGCAGTACCTCGAGGTAAAGTAATTAACTTATATTTCATTATTTGAGTATCATCAGGAAATGCTTCTAGAACAGGCATTGCTTCGATAGCTTCACCGTAATAAGCTGAACCTGAAGGGTGATTGGGATTATACATAGTATAATCTACTTCATCATCAGATAAAGAAAATTGAGTAATTTTAAAAGAACCATCGTTTCTTGATAATAGTTCTCTACCTTTTTTGGTTAAGATTGCGTCAACTACTACGCTAGTATTATTTAAATATCCCATATTGTTTTAAGTATATATTATAAATATAAAAAATTTTGAAATTATTACAACTAACAATTAAATGTTATTGTTTACATCATTTATTAATTTTTTAGACTGAATTTCCTTAGTTATTGTATCAATATTTTCTAGTACGTTAGGATTAACATCTTTTGGTATAGTAAATCCAAAAGAGGTTTTACCTTCAGGTTTAACATAATTTACATATATTGAAGTTTCATCTTTTTTCTTCTTTAAGAATATAATAGTATTTAAAAGCCCGTCTGCTGCTGATCCGGAAAATAAGTTAGAAGGCAGTTGAGGAATAACTGTTATATCTACTCTATTAGTATTTCTTTGAAAAGAATCAACTATATCATATTCATAAAAAGCAGCTCTGTTTTTTAAGTTAAATAATATTTTATCTCCTGATTCTAAAGTGAAGGGTTCAGTAACATCTCCGTATCTATTGTATAAATTAGAACCGGTAGCTAGAAATAAAGCTTGAGGTAAATTTACATTATCGGAATATAAACCAGCAATAGATCCGGTTAATGTTAAATTATTATTAACACCAGTTACATCTAATCCTAAATAAAACGGATTACTAGTAGGAACATTACCTGATCCTCCTAATACGCTATTATATAGTGTTGCTGAACTTATTCCAGCATATGGTGCTCCAAGTGATGATGATATCAATACTTGAAATTCTAACCTATCATTATTTGTACTATCAAAGAATAAATTATTAATTGTGCTTGTGAGATTTAAAGTTCCGTTAGTTTGACCATTAACTAAAAATGGTAAATATTGTAAATATAATCCGGTACCTCTAACCTGATATACTTTAATACTGAAGTTTGGTTCTAGGTAATAGATATTAATTTCATCTATTGTAAATCCTCCTTCAATAGTATATGGAATAGCAGCATCTATATAAAGATCTTCAGTAACTGGTCCTAATACACCAAAAGCATTTACACTTTCCAGATAATCATATCCTAAGAATGTATATGGTCTTGAAGAATAATAATTATTAGATCCTATAAATGTTTGACCTGTAGTAGATTGTACTTGCTGACCGCCTGTAGATCCGGTTTTAAAAATTCTTAGATTAGCTGTAATAACTTCACCTGCAGTTCCTGCTACATCTATATTAATATTATTATAAAAATTATAGTATCCAGAAGCTGAAGGCTGAAAGTAAGAGTTTGTTACTGCTGACGATGAGACACCTACTCTAAATTGGTTGGTTGTAAAATTTGTTGCATCTGAACCTGTTCTATATATATTATATACGCTTCTCCAGATTTGACCGTTGTATAATACTGATGCGGTAGAATATAAAGAGCTGCTAACAAGTCCGATAGGAGGGGTATAATAATAAAGATCTGTTCTATTGGTACCGTTAAGTATTTCAAAACTCATTGAAACGGCAGTTCCGGAAGTATATAACATAGGTACATAGTCATATCCCACACTATATATACTTTTTACACCGTTACTTTTTAACTGGTTACTGTATTGTTTTGGATCAAATAAATCTACAGTTAATGTATCTTGTTTAAATATATTTTGTACTTCGAATAAATTTTTATTGTTTTTATTTAAAGTAATATAATCACCATTTCTATCTACTAAATATAATAGTGAAATTTGACTTCTATTGTTAAAAAATGAACTTGTTATTATACCCGAGAATAAACCTAATTTACTGGTATAGTAATTAATAGCAGGATTTCTTCCATATGATTGATCACCGATATAAGCTTCATTCGGTTCTGTATATATGTTATATGCTACACTGCTTACTTTTGATCCTGTATATCGGGAACTTATAAAGCTGAATAAATTATAGTTATAATCTTGAATTTCTGCAAAAGGCCAATAAGGTGAAGATAAACCGGTATAGTTTATATTATTAGACCTGCTAATATATTGATTAAATGCTCCAGTTATTAAATCATTATTAACAGGTATATTAGGATTTGAAGAATAGTCAATATCTAATATAAATTTAGATTTAACACTAGATGATACGTTATTAAATAATGGATCTAATGAATATGTTACATAATATGAAGATGTAGGTGTAGTAATACTAGATATACCGTATTGCTTAAATTCCGAAGTAGTAGGTTTAAATTCAGTTCCTCCAAACTCTCCGGTAAATGGTTGACTTTTATCTGTAAAGCTTTTAGTTAATAATCCTAAAGATGAAGAAATATATCCTACATAATTAGTATTAATATCTAATCCTTCTGGGTTAGATCCAGATATATCAGTCATATCAATCGATTGACTAAAATCATTAAAAGTAAATACAGGTTCGTTTCTTTTGTATTTAGATCTTTCTAAAATGTGAGGTTTAACAATAATACCAGTTGATAGACTAGCTCTTGCAGGAACGTAATCTTTAATCATTTTAAATAATGAGTTATCATAATACTTAATAAGTCTTACGAAATCCCATAATTTAAATGAGCTTTGGTATTTTTGAAAATATGTTTTTCTTAAGTTATCTAAATCAGAATAATTATCTAAGTATAAATCACTAGTACTACCTATAAAATCATCAATATTAAAATATCCTAATTGATTTGCAATATCTTCATCTATTAAATCTGATGGTGAAAATCCTACTTCTATATCGTGAGAATTAGGACTCATATCATCATTATATATCTGAATAGTTGTATCTCTTGATAATAGATTTTCTTCTAGATAATCTTGATTTACAACATTTACTTTATTACTAACTTTCTGGTCTAGACCGGTAGAAGGGGTTGCGATTAAATTATATCTCTGTTCAGAAACAAATGTTTTACTTCCTGATGATATAAAATATCCGTAATTTATATTGGTATTATTAACAGCTGATCCGCTTATAATAGAGCCTATATTAGTGAATGTAGGATATGTTGGATTTACATAGAATGTACCGCTTATTGCAGGATGATATGAAGGTAAGGTCGATTTATATATACTATATTTTCTAAGTAAAGAACCGCTATAAGGAGTGAATATACTTTGACTACCAGTAGGAAAATCTTTAGCATTACCTAAAGGTAATCTAAATACTAAATTAAATAATGAAGACGTTTCATTATTTCCTGCATATGAATTAATATTTTGAGCATGTTCAAAAATTACACTACTTGTTAGTGGTTCTGCCCAGTATCTTAATTCTTTTACAAGACCCTGGAAAGATATTCCGTTAGGTGCTAAAATTCCACTGCTAGAATATCCTCCTAATACACCTGATAATCTATCACTTGTGGTTGATGACCAGGCATCATTATAGCTAGAGGAAATAGAACCAGAAATATTAATTGATGCAGAAGCATTCCATCCAATATTAGTTCCTCCTTCTTGATTATATAAACTATTAGCTACGTAAATAGAGTAGCCAGCTTGTTGGGATCCGCTTACTCTCTGAATAGCAACTGTCCACCATTGAGATGGATCGAAGAACGGTAATGAAATTGGAGTAGTTACTCTATACCCATATGAACCGCTTAAATAAAATCTTAAATCACCATAGTATTGGTTATAACTACCAGTAATACTAGAAGTAGGATTATATGATAGATTAATTCCTAATGTAGGTTTATTAGAAGATAATCCTGTTCCGTTTATTTGAAATAATGATTGAGTATAATAATTAGATTGTTTAGGGTATCCTTGTATATTTCTAAAACTAAACTCTATACTATTAGGAAAAGATGCACTACCTGTATCTCCAGTATTTAAATAATTATATTTTGCTGGACCCCAGGGTAATATAATATTATCAGATCCTGTATTGTAATAAGATACTATATAATCATCTTGAACTAAATCAGCTGTAGATTGCAATTTATCTGATCCGCCAAATTCATTAATTCTTAGAATGGTATCAGGGATTCCAAAGCAGTTTATTAATGCTCTTAATCCGGTTTTAGTACCTTTTGTTTTTAATAAATAAGGTATATTATGATATATTCTTTTATAATATTCTGATGCAATACTATCAGCAGGTAAGGTGCTAATAGATGATGTTACATAATTTGTTATTACCTCTGAGCCTGTTGGAGGTAGGTTTTGACCATTAGGTCCTACACCTAGAAGTGAATAGAATATATTATCAGATATACTAGTATTAGTATATAATTTAATACCTAAAGATTTTAAAGCATTAGCTACTTCATCTCTTGATATGCCTTTATCTAGGTTATTTTCTGCATTATATCTATTAGTAACATCTTTAATGTATATCCATATATTATCAAAATGCTGACCAATCATATTCAAGAAAATTTGATATGGTTCATTATTAGGATCTGATTTTAAATATTCTGGTATTGTATTTATTAACCAGTCTTTGTTACTGTAATCATAAAGAGAGGCTGAATATAATATACTTTGAGTAGTACTAGTTGGAATAGTATTAGCTCCTCCTAACCAGTTACTTACTTGACTGCTAGTGTATGCATATAACGAGTAAGGTTTTGTATTGTTTGATTTAGGCCAAGCATTTGAGCTTGATTCATAATATAGATAATATTCGTATCCGTCGAATTTTTCTATTATGTTATTAATCTTTGATTCTAAAGATGATTTACTACTTGATACTGTTGTTGTATTAGAGAATATATTATTTAGCGAATTAATATCAGAATTATATCCTTCTATTAATTGGATCTTATATGCAAAATTATTTATTCTTTCGTATGCTGAAGAGAAATGTGTAAAGTTATTAAAATTAGTATAATCTACATTTATGTCTATTCCTTTTTCATCTACTAGACTTTTTAGCTGCTGATATGATGTTAAAGAGGAACCAGTATAGAAACTCCCTAATGTAATAAAATCAGTATTTTGACCTACTTTTTTAGATATTTCTATATTATAATTAGGACCTCTTAATTGATCTCTTGTAATAATTTGCTCAGCAGGAATTTGAATATCTACATTATATGTAGCTGGCTCTGCTAATTTATCTACTAACCAGAAAGTATCTTTAGTTCCTAATTCTGCAGGAAGTGGTTCGTATAATTTAATTAATAAATTAGCTTCTTCATTATTAAGAGAATATAATAAATTTACACCGATTAATATTTTATTATCTCCAAAGTTAAGATAAAAATCTGGGTAGTAATTTTTTGTAGATGAATTAAGATTGTATTCATTAAAATAATTTAATAGATCATCATTAGATAGATCTTGTCTATATACCCTTAATTCTGTTCTATCAGTAGAAATTTCATTTATCCAAAATCTACTATCAAAGCTACTATTAAATATTTTTCTAAAAAAATTGTAAGTAATATTTACTGCACCTCTATCGTATCCTTCGTTTAATACATCTTGATCAGGATTTAGTAATACTATATTTCCAGATTGATTAACTGCATCGGTATTCTTAATAGAATAAGAAGTAACGTTATAATTTGAAGTTAATTGATTATTATTTAAATCAGTAATAAAATACTCTATATAATCATCTAATTCACCGAAATTTCTAGATATAATATTACTACTAATTAAAGAAGTATCCTTACTATTATATTCTTGAAATTCTCGATTAGAACCTAGATAATTTATATTTGTTATTTCCATTATGTTAATTTAGATATATCTATTAGACTTGAATTAGTATCTAATAATTGCTGTCTTAAGCTATTAATTTCTTCTAATAATGCTTTTTCATTATCAGATATTACTGATCCTCCTAGGTATTCTGTGCTTCTTCTTACTAGATATTCATGAGTGTTAGTATCACCATTGATGGGTATTTCGAAAAATAAACTTTCATATAGATTAAAAAACTCCTCTACTGTTATATCTTGTATAACATTTGTTTCGACTGGATCTACTAGTTGTTTAAATTCTGTATCAACAACTCTAGTATATGTATTCTGCCCATATACTTCTCTATATAGATTTAGTTCTTGTGACATTATCTTACTATTTTAAATAAAACGTCGTTATCTACTACCACTTGTTCTGAACTAGGTAATGTTGTTTTTACTAATAATTTATAAGTTCTTTCAGGTTCTAAACCATTCATATATACAGTAAAAAAATTACCTGTATTATCAGCACTAACTTTAGTGTAGTTATTATCAAAATCAATAACCATTTCTGTTGTTTTGTAATCCTGAATTGCCCAGTAAGATGTTGGAGGTAGATATTTCCAATTTAAATATACAGAAGATGTAGTAAATTGTCTAGCTGGAAACTGATCTTTTGCTTTTAATTTAAATTTATAATTATTATCTTTTTTAAACTCTCCTAGGTTATTTCCTACATTTAATATAAAGTTATCGCTTGTTATTGTTCCGTTACCGTTACTACCTGTATTATAAGAAGAATCATCCCATTTAAATTCTAAACAGGGAGGATATATTGTATGTGTATCAATTGAAAAGAATTTTAAATCGATAAAAGAACCGCTATTTAGTTCTATTGATGATGAATGTTTTAATATTACACCGTAATTTAATGAGCCACTAAACCAGTTACTTAATATTGAAGTTACATTTAGATTTAAATCTTTACTTACTGTGTAATCGAAGCTTTGAGTTGTTTTATAAGATGAATTCCATGAACCGCCACCGCTAGTAAATAAATAAGAAAAATTATTTCCTACTTCTGCCCATCTTGCAGAACTTGATATCGGACCAACTGTAGACCAGCACACTCCATTTGTAGTAGTAGGATTATCGTTGAATTTTCCAGTACCCATTGTAAAACTTTGAGTTAAAGGAAAACATTCTACTGAATAGTTTTGTGATAAATTTTCTGCACTTGCTAAGAATAATCTTAAATTAGCATTAAATGATGAACTATTAAAAGATTTTATAGTACTGATATCTGTGTCAGAAAATGAAATTAATGTTCTTCTTATATCATCTAATGTAGTTGCTCCTACATTATCAGAAGTACCTGCAATACTGGTATTATTTTTTACAGAAATTTCTAATATTTCATCTCTACCGGCATTCAAACTAGGGTATCTTGAATATATTGAAGCGTCTTTATTAGGAAATATTTTATATACTGCCATTTTTCTTTTTATTAAAATGTTACTATTCTACCTTGAATATCGTTTTCTGGATTCTTAACTTCAAATATACAAGGATCTAATGAAGGATATATAACTTTATTTAATGTGGCTGATTTAATATCGTAAGAATATTTTGAATACCCTAATTCTACCCCAGATAAATTATATATTTCTATATTATTAACAGTTTGAACTCCGTTAACAGAATCTAACAAAGTATATAATTCTGATAATACTATCGGTTGATTAATTTCCCATTTATCTATTTTAAAGTAATTTTTTAATAAATCAAGACATTGTAAAATGATATCTCTTCCTGAATAATTTGGTCTAAGTATAATATCAAAATTAACACCTATATTAATTATAAATGCATCTTTTATATTTATGCTATCAGTTAGCATTCTATATTGAGAGATATAGGTTTTAAGATTTTCTTTTAAGGTAGTCGGTGGAGTTATTAATTGTTTATTTTGATTATATCCTAAAACATAAAGGCTAGTAGATAGTGGATCGATAGCTTTATTACTAGTATCTGTAGTTGTATTATTAAATGTTAACGTATCTTTAGTAACAAAAGCTTTAGATACTTGACCAAATTTTCCAGGCATACTTAAAGCTAGAGCCATATAATCTTGTTGAGTTACTGCTCTCATTTGGGTAGGAAATTGAGCTAGTGAATTGAATCTTATCTGCTCTATAGTATCACCATCACCACCACCTACTGCTTGAGTTGTATTATTAACTTGTAATGATTTTAGTACTTGATTAGCTAGGGTATTATCAACCGTTCCACCATAAAATCCAGAAGTAAAACTTACGACTGTATTTAGCTGATTACTAGGAATATTTGCTTGTGTACCCCCTCCAACTAAATATCTTACAGTCAATGTAGTGTTAGATGGTGCTAATCCATATGTTTCTGTAGTAGTGAAATTAGTAGGATCAAAAGCAGTATTAATTTTTGATAGGCTATCTAATAATCCTAACCCTACCACACTATTATCTGGAATTATAGATTCTTCAGCATTTTGATTTATTCCTGATCCAAACTGTAATTCTACTGTATTATTTGATTTTATTCTTGTTGCAAACCTTCTAGGTACTTTTTTAAGTTTTAGTAAATAAGGAACATTACTTGCATCTGAACTGTAATTAGGGTCGTTATAATTAATATTTAATGTATCGTCTAGTATAGTATCCTGAGCTAGAAAAGGAACCTCATACCATCTATTTCCATTACTATCATATACATCGATAATTTCTATAATATTAGTATCTTGAATTAATGATGTTATAAATTTATCTGCAGATCCGTAAGAAAAAGTAGCTGTTTTAACTTCTCCTGAAATAGCTTTTTTAGTTTTCTTTAATAAATAAAATAATGGATCTCCGATTCCGTCGTATGAATATATAGAAACATCTGTAAGATCGGATACATTGGAGGATGCAAAATTTATTTTATCGGGTATTAGAAATGAAGCATTTTTAATAATGGATGAATTAATCTGCATATTCTCATTAATAACTAATGCATAGTTATAATCAGGAGTTTTATTTGTTGAAGGACCAGTAGATGGAATAATTTGATATATATCAACATCTACTGTAGCAGCAGAAGTAACTTTAGGTTTATATCCTAGCATGTAAGCTAAAGAATATAAGTTTTCTTTTTGTTTAGCATACTCTAAAAATGTTTCTTGTAGTTGATTATCAAGATAAAAAGATAGAACATCACCAACATAAGATGCCATTTCAATAAACATGGTTCCAGGCGATGCAGAAGAAAAATCATTATACGCTGTAGGGAAATATGCTTTAGCATACTCTATTAATGCTGATTTAAAATCAGTAAAATCCTTATTAAGGTATTTTATATCTTTTTTATTATCCATTTTGGAGATTTATATTTACTTCATCTACTATACCTGTATTTATAATGCTATATGTAAAATATATATTAATCAGATTATCATCTGGTTGTGATGTTATATATAATTGATTAATATTAATATTAGGAAAATTTATTTCTAAACCGCTTCTAACACTTGCTTCTATATTCGCTATACTATCTTTAGTTATATTTTCAAATAATAGACTTCTTAACCCTGCGCCAAAATTACTATTAAAAACTCTTTCTCTCCTATCTGTTAATAAATAATTAATGATATTATATTTTAATTGATCTTGAGTAGTATACACGGTATTAAAAACAGATTTAGAGCTAAAAGGTATTGATACTCCAATACCAGTGCTTGGCTGCAAATCTAGCGGGTTAATATTTTTTATTTGATAGGCCATTATAATTGTCCTTTATTTTTCATATTATTCATTAATGCAGAAAAATCCGGTACTGTATCTATTTGCACTTGGGTTACATCAGATGCAGGTCTTGCGTTAGCAAGCATTTGATCCACATTTTCTACAACAGGTACCTCTGATATATTACTTGACATCATAGGATTAAATCCTTGCACCATACTGCTGTTTCCGTTAAATACAGTTCTGTAATCATCTGAAGTCATATTCATTTGAGTTTCATTAAGTATATCCATTATAGGATCTCCAGTAGAAACTAATTTAGTTTTTTTACTTTTTACAACTTCTTCTTTTAATGAATTGGTATAAGTTTTATCAACAGGTTTAGATATAGTATTATTATTTTCTTTAATAAAAGAATTTAACTCTTCTCTAATTACTGTTCTAACTTCTTCTCTAATAATTTTTCTTAAAGCTTCTAGTTTACTCATATATTATAAATATTTTGATTATAAATTTTTACTTATTAACCTCTAGCTATTCTATCTTTTTCTAATTTTACTTCTAATTCTTTTATTTTATTTTGAATTAAATCTCTAACAGATCTTGAAGGAGTTGTTCTTAACTGTAATTTGTATTTTCTTATACTTTCTTCAATATTAGCTCTATCCTGAGTAGATAAAATGTCTGGTGATGTGTCTTTTGCAGGAGTACCTGTATTAGTCTGTGTAGGTTCTGCTGATATAGTTAGAGAGTTACTTACATTATTATTAGGATTTATTTTTCCTGTTTTAAGTCCTTCAGCTAGAGCTATTTTAGATGCTTGTACTTTAGCTCTTACTTTTCTTCTTAATCTTCTCATTCCTTTGATACTATCTAATGCATCATCTAAATCGGTTTTTATTTCTAATTCATCAGCATCTTCTTGATCTATTTGCTCCATTGTAGCTAAATCTTCATTACCACCTGTTTCTTGTAATAATTTATCTACATCTGGATATCCTGTTCCACCACCATATACTTCATCTACTCCTTTATTTTGTAATTTTAATTTTAGTTCTTCAATAATAATTCTAGTATCAGTTGCAAATGTAAGATCTGTTTCTGCAATTAAAACTCCAGTATTATCTAATGCAATCCCTTTTCTTCGTCTTAATGTTTTACCTCTATCTACTAAGTTTTCTTCTACTATTTTTAAAATATAAGGACCATACGTATATTCATCTTTATTATTAACTGATTGAAATAATGAACTGTAAGTATCTAATTCCTGTATTGATGATATTATCTTACTTCTAGCGTCTTTAATCTGGTCTATAAGTGGTGAATTATCTGTTGAATTACATCCTTCTAAATTAGTTTGCAATATTTGTAATTGAGTAGAGATATTTTGTAATTTAAATGTTATTCCGGCAATTATTTTATATACTATCTTTATTAATTGTGAAATTTGTTCTATAACTTTTATAGCTTTTTCTAATTCTACAGTAACTTTTGATTTTACACCATCTAATACTGATGTTACACTATATGTTCCGAATATTAAAGGTAAAAATAGTTTATCAAATAACCTAACTATTTTTTTAAATACTCTTACTATTGCACCTATTATATTAGTAATAGTAATAGCTATTTTAATATTTTTTAATAGTAATTGAGCTGATTGGTTAATAGAGTCTACTTGCTTGATCATACTATTAACAAGTGGTATTAATTGACTTACATCTAAAAATTTTTGAAGTTTTTGTATTTGCTTATCAATCTTTAATCCTGTAGTGCTTTGAATAGCATTTAAAGCATCCCCGGCAGTAGATATTCCAGCAATCAATGCTAATATAGATCTTACTTGTCTTAATTTAGTGAGTAGATTTCTAACATCTTCATTAGGAATACTATCTAGGGCATATGTGCTATCTATCTTAGCAATATAATCACCTATAAATCCGTTACCGTTCGATATTTTAGGTACTAAATATTTTATATCGGGGTCATCAATTAATAAAGAAATTTCTTTTAAAACTGTTCCTATATTTTTTAATGTACGTTTAAATTTAGTATTTTCTTTTGTATATGTATTAGGATTTCTTCTTAAAGCTGATAGTTGATTATCGTTTTCTATTGTTATTGTTTCTCCTTGATTTCCTACATTTTTAACATAAGTAAGTAAAATTACTTTATCACCTATTGTAATAGCGTTATTTAATAATTGATCTGAATCAGCAAAAACGGCATCTATTATTTTTAAAGCGTCTTTTGCTTTAGTTTTTATAAAATTAACTGCAACTTCACCTCTACTTGGTACTCCATTACCTTCTAATTGTATAGTATTTAGTATATAATTAACTAAATTACAGAAATCAACATCATTTAAATAATATAAGAAATTAATAATACCTTTAATTCTTTCTTCTTTTCCAGGTACTTTTACCCCTCCTTGCTTTAATGGATTACCTCTATATATATCATCTATAGATTTTTCTATTTTACTTAATGATTTTGTAGTTCTAGTTACAAATCCTTCGAACCCTTTGCCATCAATTTGGTTTTCACTAGACTTTTTAGCATAATCTTGCTGATATTTAATTCTGGCATTTATTTGAGCTTTTAATTTTTCAGCTTTAGTACCAGTAAGACTACTTTTACTAAAAGTTTCTTGCACTTGTTCTTTAGTAGGTATAGTAGTAATTATAGGATCTTTTGCCATTACAGTGTGTATGTTTTTTTAGACAGGTTACTATTAGTGTTAATAAAACTTTCTAATTTAGTCATACTATCAATTGCTTGTTGAGTACTATTGATTATACCTGGTATGGCTTGATTTAGGTTAGTTTCTGACATTTTACTTAAATTAATGCATACGTTTTTTAATTCTCCTATAATCTCTGTTAATAGTATATTATTTTGATATCCTTTAACTAGAGGCTCTCCTGCATCCTGTGCATTTAATCCTAATTTAATAATAGGAGAATTTATTGTTGTACCTTCTAATGAATCAATATTAACTTGACCTAGACTAGATAATCCTATTGCATTTTGACCAAATAAAAATATTGAATCATTTTTAGCGTGAAATATAATCCTTCCTGAGGTAATCGTAGCTTGATCACCATTATATGGAAATTGTGGAGTATATACTTGCTTAGGCATTTATTATATATTTAAATCTTTATTATCCTGTTCTTTAGGTGATATTTTATAATTACTCTTATATATAGGTTGTAGTGTAATAATGTTATCTTGAGTTGTTTTGATTTTTGCACCAAATGAAGCAAGAGGATATAGTTGTAGATCTTTAATTTCTATTTGCTGATTATGACTTAAACATATTATACTACCATCGCTATTTATATCTTCGATAGTCGGAACATATGGTTCTTTAGGATCTGATGATTTTTTACTTCTATAATTAGAAATTATTGTTACAGGATCACCGTTTTCTTTAGAATCTGTATTACTCCAAAAATTTAAATCAGATTTCTGTTTAACTGTACTTCCGAATCTAATTGATTGACCCCAGCGTCCTTCTAGTATAAAGTCTCCTTCGAATGGTAATAAGTCTCTTACTTCTTTTTCTTTAAATGTTTTTCCTAAAGGATATTCTGTATTTACATTACTATCAGTTCCTTGAGTATTTCCTTCAGCTACTTGATTATAATTTACTTTGTTATCAATTATGAATTGAGAATATTCTCTTAGATCAGGAAATGCATTATGATGTGTAGAATTCCAAGTATTAAAAGGAGGGTAATAGTAATAATCTTGTTTACTTTTTCTTTCATTAAGTCCGTCAGATGGACCAGGTACTATTTGTACTATCTCTCCTATAAGAGGGTATTGTTTGATATTAGAAAATAATGGTTTTGCTATAAGATTAGCATAACTTTCATTAGTACTTTGTTTATTACTGTATAATACACTAAATTGAATACACCCTACTGCTCCCCATTCACCTAAATCAGCAAAATCTTTATTTATATTATCATTTACATCGATTCCTTCTAGAATTATTCTAGTAACTCTACCAATAATAAAGGGGTTTTTTTCAGACCCCTTATTATTCATTCCATATAATGAGGAATCGAATGCCATATTAAGCTTCTAATAATTTAGGATTATTATCTATTTTTTTTATTTCTTCAAATAATAACTCCTTATCTCTATCAGTAAGAAAATTTCCATCATCAGATGATGTATTACTAGCATTCATAGCTTTTTGAACTATACCTGCCATCTTAATTAATGCTTCATCATTTTTTATTCCGGCTTCCATATATCCTTGTAATAAAGGAACCATCATGATAGCATCTCCTGGTTCGTTGATCATATCTTTTAATTGTATGATCATATCGCGGATTTGCTTTTCTTTATTTTTACTATTCTTGTATATATCCTCTAATAGGGATGAAAAGGTTTTATTTCCAAAGATTACTTTATCAAACTCCATAATACTTTTTAAATAAATATGTAATATTAAAGATTTTCTGAATAATAACCGTGTTGTTGGTATTCATTATTAATCTTAATATATATTTCTTTGAGAGTTTTTAATACTTTTGTTATAATAGGAGTTGAAGTATCGGTTATCTCTCTTATATAAATGTATATAGCTTTCTTAGAGAGAACATCTATATTTTCTCTTTTACGAAATAATTCCATGATAGCATCAGCTACTCTAGCTTCTTTTTCTTTAGGAAATAATTTAAAGAGATTATTATCTACGTAATTTACGTATATGTTTATTAATTGACTCTCTTCAGGATCTACATCGACATCATAATTTTTTATTAACTCATTAGTTATCTCTTTATCCTCATCAACTTCTAATAAAGTAGCTTTACCTTTAAGTTTTTTATAATTATTTGTATTATATACTATAAGATATCTTTTTGCGATTGTGCCGAAATACGAATAAGCTTTACCTTTACCTTGTTTATATTTAGAGAGTTTCTCTAATAATACACAAACAACCTCGTGTTTGAGCTCGTTTATAGTATTTACTTCTGTATAGTAAAACTTGAAAGTATGAATAATGTTCTCTGCTAATTTATGAAAAGCATAATCAATCTTATCATTATATATTTGATTCCTTTTAACTTCGTCTTCTGTTATAAGGTATTCTACTATAGCATCCTCAGTTTCTTGAGTAAAATATAAAATAGATTGTTTAGGTTTTCTTTTCCTTACAGTACCTTTCTGAGTGAGCGATACTTCGCCGTCTATAATCATATTAGTTATTAATGCTAAATTCGTTTAATGTGGTTTGAATAGCTTTAACAGTATTAAAGAAAAATCCTATTTCGTCATCACTCTTAAATGCTCCTAATCGATCTACTTCTTTTAATACTCTATCTGATTCATTTATAATGTCGCTTAGATTTCTTAATGTTTGGTCGCGATTTACAACCATTTGCTCTAATTTAACATTTTTAGAGTATAAATTATATATTACATATCCTAAAATCGTTAGCACCCATAATGCTATATTTAATAAAGTTTCCATTTTTTAAATGTTTTTAAATGCATCCATTAATCCTTGATTCTTATTAGCTAGCTGTTTATAAGCCTGTTGAGAAGGACCTTTAGAGTATCCGTTAGTTGATTTATAATTATTTACTTTAGTTTCTTGTTTTTTACCTAATTTACCTAACCATTGATCTTCCCATTCTACTCTAGAAGCCAGGAAGTCTGCTTGATGTAATATTAAAGGTAAAGAAGTTCTTAATCTAGATTCTACATTATAAGATATAAGATATGGCTTATTTACTTCATCATATAACCCGTCATGTAATTTAATACCTAAATATTCATTCTCTGAATAATTTATACCTGCTTGCTGAAGTACAAATAAACTCCTATCAGGAACTGTAAAGAATGGTAATTCTGAGTTAGTTTTATATATTTGACCTTGATTCTTTACATGCCATTCCGAATCATTAGGAATATAACTAGGCTTATCACCTACTCCTAGCTTACCTAAATCGTGATTAATAGCTGAGAATACTAATTCTTCTTTAGTAAAAGTATCTATCTCTCTATAAGAGTTCCATAATACATATAAATCTAAGGAAACCTTAACTACTCTATTAACGTGATCTACGTATCCTCCAGGAAAAGCACTATGGTAAGCTTCTCTTGAAGAAGCAGGAGCTAATACTAGTATCTCTTCTTTTTCTTTATAAAAGTCTAATAACTGTTCTTTTCTAGGAGAAGAAATATAATTGTTAATATTTGATAGGAATAGAGAATAATTTTCTTGAAGTTGTTCTGCTGTAAATTTCATAACTATTTTATTTTTATTTAATTCCAATCACTACCTTCATTATTAATTAAAGTTTGAATATCACCGATGCTTTCTTTAATCGTAAATATTTTTTCCTTAACTTCTCTAATATCCTTACTATAGGATAGAATAGATAGAAGATTGGTTAGTTCATTATCTAACCTTTCTAATTTTTGCGTAACTAACTGCTTCTGTCTCATATATTATTTATTATGTTTATTATATCATCTACTTTATTGTATTTGATTATATTATTATTAAAAGATCTACTATCTAAATATACTATATAAGTATACGAATTATTATTCGATATTCTAACTATTGGGTAAGTATTAGTTTTTACTATAGATTCTATTCTATCAAATAAGGAATCGTTACCCTCATCATATACTACGGTACATGATATGTTCTTTTGCTTTAATTTGTTTATTAATTCCTTACATCTATCACATCCTTGAAGTGCAAATACTGTTGTCATTTTCATTTTTATTATTTGCTATGTTAATTGAGGAACAAAAAGTTAAGGTTTTTTTAGCAGAAAAGCAACTGTTTAGGTAAAATCTTTTGAAAAATTTTCTAAAGCTTCATAAATAAATATAGGATCTTCTAGATTATCAAGTAGTTCCCAATCAATAAAAAGTTTACAAATTTGTAAATATCTTTCTTTAAGAAGCAGTATTTGTTCCGCTTCTAAGGAATTTAAAAAATTATCATCAATTAATGATTCTCTAAAAGCAGTATTTGCCTGAACCATAACATCAAAAAATATATCTAACTCTAAATCAGACATTTCATTCAGTTCGGAAAAATCGAGTTCAGAATTTTCTATAGTAGCCATAATTATATATTGATATATTATAAATAGTAATTAATTAAGATATCTAAGCTCTCCTTAAAGATAATATTTCTATTAACCATTCTTATTACTTTATAAAGATAATTAGAGAGAGAAAGACTCTGCTATGGAGATGAAAGAGGATTAGGTGTTCTTAAGTAAAGGTGTTTGATATTTTTCGCCTAGATCCTTGATAACACTAATGGCAGTCTTAACATCTAGATCAAAGCCTTCCCTATTAGGATTGATTCTATGGCCTTGATTCTGCAGGTATTTATGTATTTCCTGTTCCAGGTCATGAGAATGAACGCATTTATATGTAAAGATAGGGTACCATTTATCTATTACCCCGGTAGTACTATTAATTTCTTTGACTCTTTGATTAACCGTTGTTGTCGTCATACCTATCTTTATGATACCGGGCATCAATCTATTAACAAGTACATATATCCATTCGGGTTTACGGACATTGCCGTATCTATCTAAGACGGATTCACCATAGTACTGGACCTTTTCCCACCCATCTTCATGAGGATGTAAGCAGAAAGCGTGAACCCTGACTGAAGGATTGATAGTACCGGTGTCAAAAGGTATATGGAACTGGGATTCTTCTTTGGTGATACGTTTCATCTGGATATAAATATATATTCGTTATAGGTGAAAAATTTTGCTTCTCATGGAGCTATGGTTTTTTGGTTTCAAAAACTTTTTTATCGTTTGGAACCATGCATGATTTTATATAATTCTAGTTCTTCTTTAAAAGTTTTAATAAAATGATAGAAGAAAGGTGCGAAAAACATGATAATAGTAAGAAATACACATATATCTTTCAAAGGAGCCCAGTATGTCATTAAATGAATAGGTACTGCAATAAACATTAAAGTGATAAAACCGTAAAAAGTAACAACTAAAGAAGTAATTAAACCCTTAAATAAACTTACAAACAGCCTTAAAGGTATAGAAACGAGTATAAAAGAGAACTTATTAGTATGACCTAGATGAACTGCCATATAATAAATCATAAAAAAGATATACCCAATAATTAATAATGGGATTATCCACCATAAATTTAATAATAAAATTGCCATAACCTTTGTTTTTAGTTAAATAATACCTAAAGTCTTTGCCCGATAGTATCCTACCATACGTCCGTTGTCCGGATTTAGGAATCTCTGCTGACTTTTAGGGAGTTTCTTGTTTTCTTTCTTGATTTTTTCTGATACTGTAAGGAAATCTTTAGGATAAACAATCTCTACTTCATAAGGACCGTTCTTAAACTTATCTAAGTTATACTTCCATATATGTTTAACACCCTCTGAATCTGTTCTCTCCCGTATAAACTTCCTAGACTGCTCTAATTCTTCTTGTTTTTTCTTATAATAACTCATATTATTCCTCCTCTGATAAGTATTTTTTATGAAAACTGGTTAATCCATATATACCAAATATAGTAATATATAATCTACTATACTGAGACCATTCATAAACATTAGGATTACCTGTAATGAACCATATACCGGTATAGCAGAGTCCGATAAGGATGATACCTGCAAGGATGTAATGTAGAATTGTTTTTATCATAACCTTTTTACTTCTTATTATACTTAAAGATAATACTTTTTTATCAATAAAGCAACTAATATATCAATATATATTACCATACCTTCAAAAATTTGATTCGAGTCTAACAGCGATTAAGTAACACTGTTCTCCCTAATACCGCCTATGGGCCGTAACTACGTTGGTGGAATAGTGGTACCATACTGCCGGCAGTCGGGTGTCAGTTGACCGGTCACAAAAAAAGCCCCGAAGGGCCCTTACTAGTAGAAATATGCGTTCCATGTATAGTCTATAGGCATTTTAAAGGTTTTACCTATATCTCTGTTTAGATCAGCAGTCCTAGTATAGAAGGACGGTTCTACCTGTAAGACACAGTCTTTCCTGTTTATCTTTATGAGCTTGGCTCTTAAGGTAGGAGAAGCATTACATGATATTGTCTTACCTACTACCTCTCTTAATTCTCTTTCTTTGATTGATGCTTTCATAACTTTGATTTGATTTATTGATATAAAGATAAGAAGATGGGAGCAGTCTTCCAACTAACTCCCTATCTTTATTTTTTTACTCCTGGTAAGCTCCTATGCCGTTCTCGGATTACCATCTCCTGGATCTGAAAGTCTTTATTCTCCTGCTGCTCCATATCGATACATTTTGAGATATCGATCTTCAGGTCAACCTTCTTATCCATTACGTAAGTATAAGCATATACATACTTCTTAGTCATCTTCTCTATGTTAGCTAGATACTGTCCGAACTGACATACTACTGTATCTCCATTTGATAGAGTCTCTAAAGAGTAGTAGCTGGTGTGACCATACTTAAATTTTGTTCCTGATAGTAATTCTTTTAATGTCATAACCTTTTTGTTTGAGTGTTTAATTAATTCCTTATTGATATAAAGATACGGACTCTATATCAGACGAGCAACTTTAATCTATCTTTTAAGTATTCATCACTCTCTTGATCTATAGCCTCTCTATAGAAGTCCTTTACATGAATGATGTTAGATGTTAGCATTAGCTGCTTTAACATCTGATACTCCATACCAGTCTCTTTTAGAATGTACTGCATGGTCTCTCCATCTACATCTATATGATTTAACATATGGATAATAGTCTCTACTGTTTGCGGGAATGTTTCTTTTATCATAACCTTTTGATTAATAATTATCTGAAATATATACTATCTGCTCCGATGTTAAATTCACATCCATATCATAAGCTATACTAGCTACTAAATTTGGACTAATATAATCAGGATCAATTTTACTATGCTGTATTTTTATCATTACAGCTTGCATGTCATTTGTTACAATCATAACCTTTTGTTTAAGTGAATAATTAATTTCTTTATACTTAAAGATAGGAGTAATATATCAGACGAGCAACTTTAATTTAACAAAAAAGAAGGGAGAGACTAGCCCTCCTCTCCTTCAATTAAACAAACAAACGATCTTTATGCCATCGCAGGCTCTGCGAACTCTTCAGCTAGTACCCATAACTGGCCGTTCACATCTAAGTCTTTAAGCATGTTGCTTATGCGTCTTACCTTCTTGGTACCTTTCTTAGTCTGACCGGCTATACTAAATCCGCCTCTGATAACTGCTTCCTGCACTCTATTGAATACTTTGTATAAATCATCTCCAGCATCCTCTCTACGTAAAGGACTTAACATCTCCTGGATCTGAGCATCAGTTACTCTGGATACAGTCTCTTCACCGAATCTAATCTCTAGAGCTCTGGTTGCAAATGCTTTCTGCTCCTCTTTAGTCATGATGCGTTCGGTGAACTGGTTAATCTTAGCTACCACTTTAGGTAAAGCTTCTACAGCCTGGTTAACTAAGTCCTTTAACTCTCCGAATGAATAACCCATATGACGTAAAGTAAACCCTCCAAAGTCTCTACCCTCTTCTTTAACTACCAATCCGTTCTCACATACCATTCTAAATACTCCTAACTCGAATCTTAACTTACCATAACCTCTATGGTTGTTAACGATTAGGATCTGAGGATAAGCTTCTACATTACCCTGCTCGTCTTTGATAGCGATCTCTGGGTTAAAAAACTGGATTAAATGCTTACCGTATTTCGTCTGGTCCTTATTAGAGGTCTTAGACATCTTAGCACTTGATACTGACCATCCTAGCTTCTCCATATCATCTACGATGCGGTAAGTAGGTAGGAATGAATACTTGTCTGATACTTTAGGATGAGGCTGAGTAGTATATACTGCAGGAGCCGCTTCCATGATTTGTTCTTTTGATAATGCTACTAATTCTTTCATAACTTTGATTTTTTTGTTTGTTGATTAATTAATTACTTTATACCTAAATATAGGAGTAAGTTCTCAGACGAGCAACTTTATTTTTACTTTCTAGTCAAATGATATATAAAAGTACTCCTATCATATGATTCCCATGCTATATAAAGCTTACCTAGCTCCTGATCATAGTTCTTGAAGTAGTTCATTACCTTCTCCACATCATTGCTGTATTGAAGCATTCTGAACTTGATATCTCCCTTTACTACCTTCTTCCCTTTATCTGATATGGTAATCCCTAAGGACTCATTCACATACTGGAAGATAGTATTCATCTCCTTGGTAGATAGCTTATTCGGGATTCTTTCTACGTGATCTTTCATTTCAGCTTCTGTGCTTCTATTAAGTACTTAGTTACTTCATCTTCAGTTAACCATCCACGAACATCAAGACCTAATACATCATTGTGATAGATAGCCAATTCGTATAGTCCTGATTTACCTCCGTAACTCCACGGAGCACATACAACACTTGCACCTCTACCGTTATCGAAATCGATAGTAGCCTGCACACCTCCTGCACCGTTAGGATGAGGCTTAAATTCTAAATCTTTAAATGTTTTCATAACCTTTTTTCTTTATACCTAAATATGGGAGTAATATCTCAGACGAGCAACTTTATTTTTGTGGACCCTGCCGGGCTCGAACCAGCGACCCGCAGATTATGAGTCTGCTGCTCTAACCAACTGAGCTAAGGGTCCGGTAAAGAATTAAACTGATTCCTGTACTGCTTTTAAGAATTCCATTACAGCATAGTCTTCTCCTTGGAAATAACCCAATACTTCCAATTTACCATTTTCCATATCAGAAATGATATGACCAAGGGAAGGGTATTGATCAATTTGCTGAACCAATAATCCTAAATTTTCATAATGCTCTGGATACTCTGTTAATGGTAGATCTATTCTACGGTCGGTATATAAATCAGTTGCATGATTAATTAATACCATTTTTGCTGTTGATAATGCGTTTTTCATAACCTTT